AACTCACCCCCGAACTGATAAAGGCGATCAATCGGTTTCAAGACCTGTATGTCTCGGAACTTTTAAGCACGAAAGGGCAATAATGTCAGTCGCAGGAGTAAATGACGCCACCAAACGGTGGAAAGAGTGGTGCGACAACGTACAGGCGCAGACCACCGTAAACCGGGCTGAAAGCGAGGCGGACAAGCAGGCACGCATCAAACGGGCACGGGCGGATTATGCCTTTTTCGTGAATTACTATTTCCCGCACTACACCGACGACCCGGCAACAGGAAAACATACCGAGAGCGCGCCGTTCCACATCGAAGCGGCGAATAAAATACGCAAGAACCGCAACCTCAAAGCTGCGTTCAAATGGGCGCGAGGACACGCCAAGAGTACCCACATGGATATAATGATCCCCATGTGGTTGAAGTGCCAAAAGGTGCGGGATATAAACGTAATGGTGCTCGTCGGCAAGTCGCAGGAGAACGCAAATACCCTGCTGGCGGACTTGCAGGCGGAGTTGCAGTATAACCAACGCTATATAAACGATTTCGGCGTTCAGTACAATTCCGGAAGCTGGGAAGAGGGCGAATTTGTTACCGCCGACGGGTGCGCATTTTTCGCCCGGGGACGCGGGCAGTCGCCCCGAGGCTTGCGGTACCGGAACCACCGCCCTGACTACATCGTGATCGACGACCTCGACGACGACGAATTATGCGGCAACGAAACCCGGGTAAACAAACTTACCGACTGGGTAAAAGAGGCGTTGTTCGGTGCCCTCGACGGCGGGCGCGGGCGGTTTATCATGGTCGGCAACCTTATAAGCAAGTGCAGCGTGCTCGCCAATATCTGCGCAACCGACGGCGTGCTGGTCTCGCAGGTGAACGCGATCGACAAGCAGGGGCGCGTGGCGTGGGCGTCGAAATGGTCGATCGACGAGCTCCGCGACATGGAGCGTTTCATGGGGTACCGCTCTTTCCAAAAGGAAATGATGAACAACCCGATTACCGAGGGCGCGGTGTTCAAACACACGTGGATCAAGTGGAAGAAGCTGCCGAAGCTCTGCAAGTACGATTACCTCGTGGCGTATTGCGACCCCTCGTTCAAAGGCACCAGCAAAAACGACTACAAGGCAATCAAGCTGTGGGGAAAGATCGGGACGGAACTGCACCAAATCGAGGCGTTCGTGCGGCAATGCTCGGTCGCCGAAATGGTGCGCTGGTGGTACGACCTGCACGAGCGGATGATCGTCGCCGGGGTGATATGCTATTACTACATCGAGGCGAATTTCCTGCAAGACATCATCCTCGACGAATTTACCCGAGAGGGGAATTTACGCGGGTACCAGCTACCCATACGGGCGGACAAACGCAAGAAGCCGGACAAGTTCCAGCGCATCGAGGGAATCTCCCCGCTGTGGGAGCGCGGGTTCGTGTTCTACAACGCCGACAGGCAGAACGACCCCGACACGCTCGCGGGACTGGAACAGACCCTCGCGTTTGAAAAAGGAACCAGCAGCCACGACGACGCGCCCGACGCCGACGAGGGGGCGATCTACATCCTGCAACAGCAAACAAGAATAAAAACTTTCGCCCCCAAGTTCGGGCGGCGACCAACCTCTAAAAACTCATGGTAAAGATTTTCAGAAAGTGCGTAAAGGCATACAAGAGCTATGTGCTTTACATCCGATGCAAGCGGGCAATCAAACGAGCCGACCGAAACGCCGTAGTGACGGGCAAAAAGTGGCTCGTGCTCATGTACGGCGGCAAACCCCTCGTCGTGAGCAAACAGCACCTCAAAGCCAAGATTAAGGAGGGCGCGTTCTGCAAGGGTTTCACGCCCGAAAAGGCGGAATCGCTCGCAATCTACAAAACCCGGTAACAATGTTTCTCACCGAGGACGATTACAGGGTGGTATGCGACGAAGACGAACTCGACATACTCACCCGCAGCGAACCCGAGACCCGGCAGAAAGCCGAGCGGGTCGCTATGGAGGAGGTCGCAAGCTACCTCCGTCCGCGCTATGATACTGAAAAAGCGTTTGCCGCCGAGGGAGACCAGCGCAACGCGATGCTCGTGCAGGTGACGGTAAATATCGCCCTGTACTATCTCGTGCACTGGCTCCCGCAGAACTTGGCTCTCGACGGACGGCAGGAGCTTTACGACAACGCGATCGCATGGCTTACCCGCGTGAGCAAAGGCGGTTCAATGCCGAATCTACCGACGTACACCGGAGAGGACGGGGAAACCGATACCTCGAACCCGATACGTTACGGCGGCATGTCCGCCAGCAAATACGATTATTAAACAGCGGTTAAACGCCGCTTAAATTGTGATTTTATGCTGAATGCGTTTTTTTGATAATTTCCTTTCAATGATGCCCGGAACCTCGGCTCGGCACAGGCGCGACGTGCTCAATCTCGCCGCGCAGTTCGCCACGCAGGTAAAGAAGAAAAGGGACGTCCTTATCGAACTGAACCAGCAGACCGAGAGCCTCACCAAAAAGGACATCGCCACGTGGCGGCAGGCATGGCAGGCGGCGATCAATTACGAGCAGCCGAACCGCTGCGCCCTGCTCGACGTGTACAACGACGCGCTGGTCGATCTGCACCTCTCCGGCTGTATCGCCCAGCGCAAGGGAAAGACCCTGCAAAAACCGTTCGTCCTCACCGGGAAGAACGGCAAGGAGGACGACAAAGCCCGCCTTATGTTCGAGCGCGAGTGGTTCAACGATTTCCTCGACCTCGCACTCGATAGTCCTTATTTCGGGCATTCGTTGATCCAGTTCGGAGACATCACCAACGAGAACGGCGTAATGTCCTTTACGGGCGTCGAACTGGTGCCCCGCAAGCACGTCGTACCCGAATACGGCGTTATTACCCGGGAGGCGGGCGACGACTGGAAAAACGGCATATCGTACCGCGAGGGCGACATCGCCGTGTGGTGCATCGAGGTCGGGAAAGCTCGAGACCTCGGCGTGCTGCTTAAATGCGCCCCGCAGTCGCTCTCCAAGAAAAACATGCTCGCCTACTGGGACACGTTCGGCGAGGTGTTCGGCATGCCGATCCGTATCGGCAAAACCATGTCACAGGACACGAAAGACATCGCGCGGATCGAAACCATGCTCGCCGAAATGGGTGCCGCATCGTGGGGGTTGTTCCCGGAGGGCACCGAGATCGAAATCAAGGAGACCAGCCGGGGCGACGCATACAACGTGTACGACAAACGGATCGACCGATGCAACTCCGAAATTTCCAAAGGCATACTCGGGCAGACTATGACGATCGACAACGGCAGCTCTTTGTCGCAGTCGGAAACGCACCTCGAGGTGTTCGAGAACATCTGCCGTGCGGACGCCACGATGATAAAGTACCTCGTGAACGACCGACTTATCCCGCTGATGATCCGGCACGGGTTCCCGCTCGCGGGGGTGACGTTCGACTGGAACGAGGCGACGAGCTACACCCCGGCAGAGCAGCGCGAGATCGAACGCCTGCTCCTGCAGGAGTACGACATCGACCCGAATTATTTTGCCGACAAGTACAAAATCCCGATCACCGGGGTTAAGAAAACCAGCGCAAACAGTTTTTTCGAGTAGGGGCTGACGCCAGCAAAGGCAAGGACGCCAGCCCCCGGGAGGTGCCGACAAAGAATTTCCGGGCGTTTTACCGGGGTCTTGACGATGCGGTCGAGGGTTTATACCGCGACGAGCTTTTAACGCTTGCAGACGACGAAAAAACGCCCGATTTCGGGTTTGACAGCCGCGTATTTGAACGTGCCGCAGAATGGGTGCGCGAAAGGGGCGGTTTTACCCCCTCCATGTTGCAGGAACAGCCAGCCCGCGACGTGATCGACGAGACGTTTCGCATCCTTGGAGGTGCCGTGTCGTCGTCAATAGGCGAGGAAATGCCCGCAGAACTTACCGGGCTGCTGGAAAACAACGCCTTTATTTTCTCCGGACTGAAAACATACCACTCGTTGAACGAGGTCGGCTTGTCACTGATCGGGGACGACGGAGGGATAAAACCGTTCGAGAAATTCCACGAGGACGTCGCAAAAATCGACGCCAAGTATAACCGCAACTATCTGTATGCGGAATACAATCACGCGGTAACGTCGTCCCAAATGGCGGCGAAATGGCACGATTTCCAGCAGGACGGCGATCGGTACAATTTGCAGTACCGGACGGCGAACGACGAGCGGGTGCGGGAGGAACACCAGCGGCTGCACAACATCACCCTGCCCGTGAGCGATCCGTTTTGGGAGCAGTTCATGCCGCCCAACGGCTGGAACTGCCGTTGCGTCGTCGTACAGGTACGCAAAGGCAGGTACCCCGAGAGCGACAGCCAGCAGGCGGTCGGGATCGGCGAGGAGATCACCGAGGAACCCAAAAAGCGGATTTTCCGGTTCAATCCCGGAAAGGAGTTAAAAGTGTTCCCGGACAAACACCCGTATAACAAGGCTCCCGAAGCAGCAAAAAAGATCGTCGCAAAACTCGCCGAGGAGATAAAGACCCCCGAACAGGCGGTGCGATTCATACAGGAACAAGAGGATCGCCGGGCATGGTTCGAGCGCGGATTTAAGACTTTGGAAGTAACGAGACGAAAAGGCGTAAACGGTTCTACCGATATGAACGGAAATATCGACATGACCCGCGAGCGGCTCGATCGGGTATTGTCGGGGCTTACCAAGCTGCGGCAGGGCGGCGAGGTTTCGTTCGAGGAAGCGGACGCACTGGCGACCTTTTGGCACGAGATCACACACAACCGCAACAAACCCGGCAACGAATACCTTACTACGTTGGCGAGGCGGTATATGGAGCTGGCGAATGAATTTGTAGCGAGAAAGACGCTGCCTGAATTTTACGAATCGTTCGGAGGAAAGATGCAGCATCCCGAGTTTATGGACGACCGACAATCGACCGGATATAATACGTGGGTACGCAATTATTGTTCGCTGATCCGAAAGACCGGAGCAGACCCCGACAAGGTGCTGGATGCGGTGCGTGAGCACTTGTTCAACAAGCTGCCGGATTGGTAAAGGCGATCAAGGACAGCGGGGCGACCAAAGCGGACGGAACGCCGTTAAAGGTAACGGAAATAAAGACGCTGGTAAAGGGGTGTTTGCTATACGGGGAGAGAATGTTCGACGAATACGTGAATATATCACTCGCAGAACATTGATTTTAATTCACCGTCAAACTCTTTTTGAATGGCTTTCGACAACTTTTTATCGGTAGTGAGGTCGGCAAACTCTAAAAACGTACTTGCCCGGTTCTCCTCCGTGATATGGGACAAAAAGAACTCTTTATCGCCGATGATCTCGCCGATAATAGCCTCGTCGTCCGTAAAGTCGAGGAATGTCCGTTCCCGGAGTTTAAGATTGTCGTAATCCAACATAGTACGCATTTTTGCAAAAGTAGCATATTTTCAATTACCAACCAAAGAAAAATGCCAAAACCTGACGAACTGATCCGAAATATACTCTCCGACATGAAAGTCGAACTTACCGAAATGTTC